CTTCTATTTGACCTTCGAAGTTATCTATTAATCCTGAATAAATTCCTCTTATTCTCGCTTCCTCTGCTTTTCTCTGTTCCTCAGCTATATCTTCTTGTGACGTAGTGAGTGTGTTTATTGCTCCTCCCCATCCTGTTCCTGCTGCGGGTGCTCCGTAATTTGTCCCGTAGTTTGTTCCATTTCCACCTGTGTTTGTCGTAGGTGTTGGGATTGCCGGGCCGTACATTGTTCCGCCTGAAGTTACAGGTCTGAATGTCCCTGCAGGTATTGTATTTGAATTTGTATTTGAATTTGAAGGCCCCCAACTTCCGCCTCCTCCTCCACCTCCTGCTACACTTGTTTTATTCGGGGTATATTTATTGCCCGAATTTGTCTTATTACCACTTGTGTAAGCGGTACTTCTATAATCTTTTAACCAATCTGTTGCCATTTTAATGCACCTCCAATTTAATTAATTTATTACGTTTCATATTAGATTTAAAAGCATTGCTGCTGTTCCTACCCTGTTTAATTTTATAAAAGCTACTGTTCTATATTGCGGTTCATTTGAAGCGCTGTTGGCTGTAGTATTTGCAGAGTCCAAAGAATAATTGTTGGTTGATGCTGTTACTGGATTATGTACTGCTGTAACTGCATCACCTCTTGATGTACCAGCAGAGTCCCTATTTATCCCTCCCGAATGTCCTAAACTTGTTGGATTAGGTGTATGCGTATGAGAAATATTATTGTGAGTATGTCCTTGCGCAGAATGAGTGTGCGTATTAGAACCGCCTGTGTCTCCCACTTCCCCCGTTGTAGCAGCAGACTTGTGATACTTCCCTCGCATATCTTGTGTTCCATTAGTTCCATCACATAAAAGATAATTTGAAGGAATACTTGCAAGAGTTCCTAACCACATTCCTATCATACCTATCCTTGCATCATCGTGTCCTGTACGATTTTGTACTGTTAGTAATTTTTTATAAGCTGGTTCTACTGTTTCAGTTGTTGTTAGAATTGGTGTATCAGATGGAGCTGTTGTTGAAGCGTTTAAAGAAACTGTGTGTGTGTGGCTTGTAACCCAACCAGTAGATGAACTTGAACCCCTGTTAAGAGTTGCGTCTGGTGATGCTTTGGAAGCGTGTGCGTGAGAAACAGTATGTGTGTGAGTTAAATTATGTACGTTAGTAGTAGAACCACCAGTTGTTCCTGCATCAGCACCAGTTCCAGCACCTTTTAGGTATTTATCAACTAAGTTAGGTGTTGAGTTATTACCATCACAAGGATAATGACCTGATTTTGAATCAGTACCATCATATAAATATATGGCTTCATCAGGTAATTTGCTTGCATTTACAGTTGGTGTTATAAAAATTACTGAATAGTATGGTGGTTCATTTGATATTGCTGAGTACGTTGAAGTAGCGTTACTTATTGAATCGCTTGTAACAGCGCCAGAAGCAAAATCAGCGTGATTGTGGTATTTAGGAGCGATAGTGCTTCCACCGTTTATAACGTTATCATTAGGACCATTAGAGTTAGGTATTGTTATTGTATGCGTATGTGCTGCCATAGTATGAGTATGTGCATCAGAAGTATGTTCGTGTGTTGCAGCACCGCCTGTATCATTAGGATTAGTAGCATCGGCTGTACCTTTAGGATAAAGTCCATCAAGTGCAGTTACTCTCTCCCAACCTGTCGGGATTGTAGCGTTTGTTCCTGACCAAATGTAAATTGCACCAGCAGGAAAATTAGCCATTATTTTCTTCCTTTATTTCAATTATTTCCGCCACCAACCAATTATCTCTTTTGATAATCTTATCAGCTCTTTTTAAAGCACTTTCGACATTCTCGTCAATAAGTCTAATAACAACCTTGTCCTCAAAGTTTCCTACAGGATCCATCTTCGTATATCCGACTAAATGAATAGAATATTTCATATATTTTGCCCCACTATATAACCATCGTAAGTATCTGTACCTGTTACTCTAAAAATAAATGAATCCTTTTTACTTGCAGTTGTTGTAAGTGTAGGTGCTGCTCCGTCGGCCCACTTGATTGTTGAAAACCACGTAACTGTTCTTGAACCTGTCCCGTCTTGTAATATCTCAACTAAAAAAACCTGACCTATTGTTTCGTTTGAGCAAGTTAGGGTTATATTTCCTCCGGGCATATTAACTAAGTGAATATTTCCTAATGATAAATTTAAATCCTCTGTTGCTCCGGCATTCGGTGAATGTGTTGTTACAACTGTTAACATTGGTTTATGGCTTCCATCTATATTATGTTCTCCTTCAAATATAGATCTCAAATCATTCCAATAGTCTACCCCCATAACTGCCTCAACTAACGCCCCATCTGTGTGCGCCCTTGCTGTTGAGTTCATTGCTCCTCGTGTACAACCTGTTAGATCTGAACCCGATATACCTGTAAAAGTAATAATTTCTCTTGAGCCTGGTGTTGCTACTTCCGAACCATCTTCACGATCAATAACAATGCATCCCGGTGCTTGTAAATTAGCAACACTGGTTAAAGTAATTGTATCAACCGAGTCGTTTATATCCCCGTTTAGTGTTGTTGACCAGAAGTTAATTTCTGGTGCTTTGTAAAAAACTGCCATAATTTCCTCCTTTATACTATCCAACTATAAGGTGTGTTTCCACGACCTTGTCCTTTAGCATTTAACCTAATACCTAATAACTCGTAATTGTCAGACGATGCTGACGTTCTTATCTCAATCTGTATGTTTCTTGCACTTTTGTGCAATAAAATCCTTTTTATAATATCTGTAATATCTGAAGCGGATCCTGCTCCCTCACTATCACCCCACTGGTAATCACCCCATTGGTCTGCTCCCCATCCCGAGTTTGAAGATGACGTTGTTATAACGAAACTCTTCGCCACATCGGTTGAGCCGTTTCTGCTTTCAACTATAAACTTTACAGATATCGTTCCTGATAGATTTTGCAGATTTACTACTGCATCTACTATCTTTTTGAAAGAACTCCAGTCCCCAAAGTCTTCCTTTTTAGACTTGAAGTATGTACTAAAAGCCACCCCCCTGTCATTTTTGTAATTCTTATCAAAGGCTACCACGTAGTGGTCGTCTGTCCCGGCAAGATATCTTTCAACCCCTGTTGAATCGTAGTACGTGTGCCATCTTGTTATTCCATAGGATGTAGTCCACGGGCCCATCCAGCACATTCTCTCTCTGTCGTAAATGTATGACTTCTTATTCGATAAGAAGGATAGAATGTATTTTTTATCTGAATAAGCCGCCGATGCGTTTGTTAGGTCTGCATATGATATCCCTTCAAACTCTGGTCTTATTCTTACTGAGAGCTCGTTTGTTCTTAGTACATTTGTTATATTTGGTTCGTATCCTAAAATATAAACACCTTGTCTTGATAAGAAGAATAGGTCATTTTCTACCGAGCAGATTGTCTTCCCCGATACACACCCGTGTGACTTCGTTATTGCTGTTGCTGTAGGCCACGTGACTGTGTAGTTTCCAAGTTGAACTTCGCTGAAGGTTATTTCCCAAATTGATTTCTCCTTAAAGACAATCAGTTTGTTCTGGAATACCCCGAGACCTGTTATATCGTCTCCTGAGTCGGTATCTATGTCTATGTATCCTCCTCCTTGTGCCCAGTGGAACTTCTCGGAGCTTCCTGCTTTACCTGAGAACATTACCCTGTTTTTAGCTGTAGAAAGTCGAGCCACAACGATTCTGTTATCGTACCTTGTAATAAAAGACGCTATCGGGCCTCCTGTAGTGTCTGCTACGGGCGGCTCTGCTAACGTTGCTGGTACATCTGTTCCGTCATCTAAGTATGTGGTTGTTAGGTTGTTTGTCCTGTTCATAAACTTCGTATTCCCAGGATCTCTTCCGTATATCACATACCCCTTAACGTAACTTGCCGGGCTTGAACCTGTCCAGGTAAGCCTTATCGTTGTAGTTTCTATATTCTGCGGTAGGTTACTCAATGAAACTTCGGGACACGCCCTTGTTTCTCCTACCTCGCTTTCGGCGGATACTCGCCAACTGTATGTAAAAGTGCCGCTCACACCTGATAAGTTTGTGGCAGACAAACCCGTCGGTTGCGTCAATTGTGTGAACTGAAGAAGGTTTGAACCATTATATTTGGTTAAGACCTTGTTCCCATCCACAATGTACATATTGTTATTCAGTTGAGTCATCTCTGCGTTATATCCTGATACCCAACTTGCGCCTGTTATTATTGCGTAACTTGCTCCTGACTTTTTTGTCAAATAACCACTGTCTGTTATTGCAAGAAGTTCGTTTGTTCCATCTGACTTGTAATAACCTCCAATGGCTCGTACTCTTCCTGCTTCCCCCGCTAAGAAATAGTCTGCACTTCCCCACCTTTTTGTCGGAACCCCCGATCCTACTAACATTAGGTTTTCCGCTTTCGCCATTTCCGCACTGTTTATCTCGGTATCTCTTAGTAAGCTATTTAGTCCGCCCTTCCAGTCTTCCCATTTGGCCTGGTAGTATTTAGCTTGTTTATAATCATCTTGTGGTACTACTGTTACTGGCATTAATTCAGTCCAATTCTGAAGCTGTACTTAGTTTCATTGGTGGTCTGAATTCTATCGTCGTATGTTAGTTCCTTTGAGTTTTCTGTTTCCAACATCTTTCGCAATATAAGCTGTGAATTCTGTTCTGCAACTTGGAACCTGTTATCGTCTTCAGCCCTCCAATAGTAAGTCAAAGCCTTCTCAACTAAATACTGTGGATTTGGAACCATTGTTTCGTCACTTGCACTTGCTAACGTACCTGCGTTTCTGTAATAGCTGTAGTAGATCGATGTTGTCGATGATAGTGTCGCTCCGTTAACTATTAAGTTAAACCCGTTTGCATTATCTCCTACCAGATAGCAATACTTTGCGTCCTCACTGTACTTGTATCTTAACTCAGGCCTTATTCTCTCGTAATTGTATACCGCTCCGTCTTGTACAGCTTTGAAATATCCCGCCATTTTTCTAAAATCCGAAGGCATTGCGATCGTTGTCCCGCTGTTGAATCCATTAAACTCTCTGTAAAGATGTGACCAATCGTAGGTATCTTCCCAATCCCTTAAGGCCTGGTTTAGGTAACTTAAGTATAGATTCCACTCGTTACTACCCGCTGTTGGCGCGGTAGCATTTTCTTCTATATGCGATTTTATTCTATTCATTAGTTCTGTTACTGTCATATTTTTTATATGAAAGGGGCGGGGTTTCCACCCCTGTTCATTAAGCTATATCACTATAAATTGGTAACCATCCGTAAGTGTTTCCTATCTTAACTCTAACACCATAAGCAAGTGTTGCACCTGCTGATGCTGTGGAAACTACTCCGAAGTCAACTGTTCCAAATTCCATCACTGCGCCGGAAGCTGCTGAGCTGATAGCCTTTATTGAAGCTACCGTCACGATCCCTCCACCGACGATATCAAGTCCGATTCCCGCACTCTTTAGTTTAAGTGCTGTTCCTAAAACGTTCGTATTCTCTAACGAGAGTGTAGGTTCTGCATCATCGTCTATGATGTTTCTTCCTAACTCTGCGTCTAAGTTAATTATATCTCCTGCCATCTCATTCACCTCCTTTTAACAATTTCTTACTGAAGGGATAATCCCTTTACCTAAGAATCCAAATAAACACCCTTTTGGGTTACCACCTATTGTTGGGTTCTGTTCCTCTGTTCCGTTACCACTGTTGTAAATTGCGTTTACCTCATCTTGTGTTAATGCAAAGTCATAAATTCTAAAATCGTCCATCTTTGCGTCAACGAAGTATTGAGTTAATGAAGTAATGTGATAACAACCGAAAGTACCGCCTGTATCGAAGTCTCCTCTTTTAGAACCTGTTGGTTGGTTTGCATCTAAATTTCCATTAATATATTGTTTTAGTGTAGTTCCATCGAAAGTAGCGACTATGTGATACCAGGTACCTGTTTCTAAAGTAGTTGTTGCTAACGCGTTCACAAATCCCGAAGGTGCAGAAACAAGTGTCTGAACTTGATTTTTACCCGTACCTGTAAGTCTACAAAATAACGGGCATCTAACCTCCGATTCTACTTGAATAAAGTGTGCCTCATCATTTGTAAAAGAATTAGGATTTGTCCAGAATGCGAAACTAAAAGCATTTGTCGATCCGAAATCAAATCCACTAAAAGTAATATAGTCATTACCATCAAAGTCAAACGCTGCGTTAATCTTTCCTGTCGTAGTAAAAGAGGAAGTGTTTTGTGAACCCGCCGCACTTGCTCCTCCCATAGTATCAACTACGGTTGTATTACCTGCATTGTCATTAAACTTAAAGTGATGTATAGGACTTGCTACTGTAGCCATATGTTACTCCTTATTCTTCAAACCAAATTACGCTACCAGAGATAGGTGCCGCTGTATCTGTGATTATCTGGAATGGCTTCTCTGCTGCTAATCCGAACATCAATGGGCTTTCGGGTGATCCGTGATTCACTAACCCGCTTTGAGGTGCGAATAACGCCCTAATGGAAGCATTTCCTGATAAATAAGTAGCCTCACTATTAAAAGCTACCCCAACTGCTGATGCGGTTGATAGGAATAAGTCTGTTATGTAGAACTTCTTTGCTGACGCGGATACGAAGATTGTCGCTCCTGATAGGTTAGTTGCGTTCAATGCTATCGGGGATGTGTTTAGTGTCTTTCCCGCTCCTACTAAGTTTGCGTTTGATACGAATGCTGTTGTTAAACCTACCCACTTTGTCCCTGTGTCCAAGACTACAGATGATTGTCCTGCCGCGGCTGTATTAACTACTGCGTAAATAGTTGCACCAGAAAGCTGTGCATTAAATGAGTGGTTTGAAATAGTTACACTACCTATCTGTGCTGTTCCTGCGGTTAACGCAAGATCTGCGATAGTTGTTTCTCCCGTATTAACAATTGCATAAATTGTAGCGTTGCCCCCGGGAGCAATATTTACACTTGTTGAATGAGCCATAAAAAATCTCCTTTTTAAATAATTAACCCCACGGAGCAACAAAAAAACCACACTTTAAATATATGTGTGGCTTTAGAATTGCTTTCTAATTCCGTTTTTTATATTATACACTCTTTAATTCTTTTCTACAAGATACTTTAGTACCGGCCACTCACCTGTTGCTATTAAGTGTTGTTTTCGCTCCGCATAAGGCCCTTTTAAGGCGAGGTTATCTTCCCATCCCGGGAGTCTCTCGTGGTATCTTGATTTACTCTCGTTGGTTTGGTCAAGATAGAACTTGTACCCTAACTCATTTAGTCTCTCCTGGACGGATATGTGATCCATTCCTGCGTACTTATCTAACCATTCGTCAAACCCCCCGCAGTCATAGAATGCCTTTTTAGGTATCGAGCAGTAGTTGAATTCCACATCGTTTAAGAAGCACTCATAGAACGTTCCGTACTTGTCTGTCTTTCGTGGATCTACCCACATCTTGACACCTTTATCGTCAAACTTATCCCCTACTCCGCTGATCAGGGCTTTATCGTACCCGTTCTCGTAGAAAAACATAAACTTTTCCAACCCTTCCGGGATAAATCCTGTGTAGTCCTGTACAGATACAATCAACTCTCCTTCGCAGTTTCGGATTGCCTCATTCATCGCTTTGTTAAACGACCAGTAATCCCCCTCTTTTTTAGGTGGATCCTTTAATACTTTAGTTTTTATACCTTCGGGGTTGAAATCCAAGTCAAATGGGCTTATTACTACCCACTCGAAGTCCTTATAGGTCTGTTTTCTTAGACTTTTTTCCACTTCGCTTAGGCTTTGCAACCTTACCGTCGGTGTTATCACTGACAGTTTTGACATATTCTTCTACCTTTCCTTCTGCAATTAATTTAATTGGGTTATCTATATCTACGATATCCCCTACCTTCCATCCTTCTGCTGCTCCGTAATCTACTAATATCTTGCAAATCATTTAAATCACCTCCTATGGTAACCTTAGGGCAATCTTCCCCACTTTTCTACAAACTTCTGTTTATTAGCTTCAAAGAACTCGTTTCTATCCGGCATCGCGTCAAGAGTCAGTCCCGGGTGTTTGTGGTCAAATACCACCTCAGGCACCGCTTTCATTGGTATCGCGTTCTGAATAAGTGTAAAGATTAAGTCATCGTCATCAAAGTAGCTAATCGTGTATCTTTCGTCCATCCCGCCTATCCTCTCGTACACGGATCGTGGCATACAGAAACACGAACCCCATATATGTGGATAAGTCTTCCCCATAAACGAAGGTGATGTCACCGTTCCCGGGATACAAAGTTGTTTTAAATCCCCTTCCATCAGCACTACGTCGTCATTCATCACTACGATATAATCCCCCCGCGAGTTCTCCAACCCTCTGTTGATAGACGGTGCATAACCCATTCTTTGATTCCACACGATTATTATCTCGTCGTGTCCTTTTAGGGAATTGGTACACTCTTTCAATACTTCCCTTTTTTGAGGGTTAACTTCATAGAATGGTATTACAACCGATACTCTCATATTAGTTTCTCCTTCCACGTTTTAGGTGTGTTTTTAGCCTCTAACTCTAATTCATCTAAATACTTAGGATCCTTGGCTCCTTCCTTTTTGGCCCATCCTACCATCTTCTCTATTCCTTTCCTGAATGTTGTCTTTGTCTTGTATCCCAGCAGTCTTTGAGCTTTGTCGTTTAATTCAAACGCGTGTTTTACCTCCAACGGTCTGTCTTCCATATAGATTGGTTTTAAATCACTTCCGTAGGCTCTTAATACTTCTTTTGAAAGTTCATTTATTGTATAGTCCTCCAACGGCCCTATATTTATTATCTCCCCTGCTACGTTTTCAAATGCGCACTTTGCAAGATAAGGTGTCACGTCGTCTATATAAGAGAACGACCTTCTCTGCTCTCCGTCTCCGTAAATATAGAAAGGCTTTCCTCTAAGTAAGCAGTTTATAAATATCGCAACCACGTTCCTGTATGGATCTGCCAAGTTCTGTCTTGGGCCGTATACGTTATGTGGTCTTACGATTACATATTCGAATCCGTGTACCTTTGATAGTATCTCTGTCGCCTCTTCCATCGCTGTCTTTGATACCGCGTATATATCTTTAGGGTTTCGCTTCATTCTCTCTGTGAATGGTGGTTTGTGGTCTCCGTACACGGACATTGACGAGCAACACACTATCCTTTTGACGCCGTGTTTTATCGCTGGGACGAGTACATTCATATAGGCATCGTAGTTGTTATTGGTTATCCTCAACGGGCAGAATTGGGACAACCCTTCGTGTGCCCACGCTGCTAAATGGAATACCACCTCGGGCTTAAACCTCTTAATGAGCTTCTCTATCCTCTTTGGCTCCTTATATAGGTCTATCTTTTTGATATTTTTATGTTTATACGTTCCTATTGAGTAGTTATCTACCCCAATCACGGTGTGATTCTCTGATAAATAGTCAAATAGGTGTGATCCCATAAATCCCGCCGCTCCTGTAATTAATATCTTCATTCTTCTATTCCTCTCCTTAATGCGTTAGCATAATCCACATAACTTGGTACACCATTCTTCTTGGTATATTCTAATAATGACGTCAATTTCGGGTTGTCACTCTCTACCTCTACCTGACAACCACAGGCTAACCCTTCAAGGATCGCTCTTTCGCACCCTCCGTATAATTCAGACGGTAAATAGACGTTTTTTGACTGATTGTATAACCAAGCGGTTGCTTCGTAGCTTATCTTGGGGATTACTATTACGCTGTTTTGGGTACATATATCGTAACACTCTCTTTCCCACCCGTTGGGTTGCATCTCCCCTACGGCTACCTTTAATCCTGGCTTTTTAACGAATAGACTGTGTCTTTTCCATAGTGCAAACGCTGCAGGGAAGAAGTAGTCTATTGGTCTTTCGGGTAGGTTCATATTGTAAAATATATCCGTATTCGTCCCGAACGCCAAGTGCGCGGATACCCCTATCTTCTTTAGTTCATTCTGTTGCCACGCTGTTTCCACGAATACGATGTCGTATTTATGTATATCCTCGGTTATTAAACCCCCGGCGAGACAGATTGCCTTTTTAAATGGAAGCTCCACTGCTACCCGGGATTGCCAACTATCAAGCGATCCCCACACAAGCACAAGGTCTGCAAGATAGTTCGTATATGTCCCGTTCTGGTGCTTTATCTCGTACTTCTCGCCCAACACATCAATAGCCTTTTTCAGGCCATCATTCCATTCCTTATCTACCTTGTAAATAAACGATATCTTCATAGTCTCCTTGCAACTTCATAAACTACATTTACTGTTACTGCATTACCCAAGCATTTATACCTTTGCGTATCTGAAACCCCTTCAGTCCAACCATCAGGAAAACCTTGTAGTCTTTCACACTCGGTTGGGGTTAAGCGTCTTATTCGCATACCATCTGATACTCCGTGCTTGTCTTGTCCTGTTAGTGTAAAACTCGGCTCCCCATCTTCCTTAAACCTTCTACCATTCTGTCGTTTTATAGGTCTGTCAGGTGTTAATACAGGTATTGCAACCTTAGGTTCTTGCCACCCCCCTGTCTTTAAGTGAAGCGTTGGTGCTAATCCCTCTGGGTCATATACTCTTGCGATTTCCCTATCCGCCTTTTGTGCGTAGACCAACCCTTTATCCGTTCCACTGCACTCGGTGATAGGAAATACTTTTGGTCGGGGTTGTCCTCTAAGATGTCCGACAATGAACACTCTTTCCCTATTCTGGGGAACTCCGAAATTCTTGCTGTTAAGCACTTGCCACTCAAGGTCATACCCCAATTCTGTAAGCGTGGAGATAATGGTTTTAAAAGTGAATCCGTTGTCATGAGATAAGAGTCCTTTAACATTTTCAAGTATAAAGAACTTCGGCTGTTTATCTTTAAGTATCCTTGCGATTTCAAAGAAAAGAGTTCCTCTGGTGTCATCAAATCCTCTGCGTTTTCCAGCAATGCTAAAAGCTTGGCAAGGGAATCCTCCAACAAGTAAGTCGTGGTCTGGGATTTCACTTGTGGGGACTGTTCTGATGTCTCTTGTATCAACATCTCCGAGTTTTTTTCTATAGATTTCTGCTGCATATTTATCCCATTCATTAGCATAGACACACTCATGTCCGAGTCTGTTTAGTGCTAAATCAAATCCTCCTATTCCTGCAAATAAACTAATGTATTTCATTTATATGTTCTTGCTTTTTCAGACGTCATTCTATGTTCCTCGTCTGTTGCGGCATAATTCTTCTTCCTGTATTTATAATTAGACTCGCATTGCTTTGAACAGAACACTTTTTCGTGTTTTCCTGTGGAGTATGCTGGTTTCCCGCATTCTTCGCACTTTGTTTTTAACATTTCCCAATCAGCTCCCATTAACATCTTTATCCTCCTCGGAAATATCTACAATGAGCGCGTCGGTCGTTAAGACCATTACTGCTGCCGATACAGCATTCTTCAGTGCGCTTATTACTACTTTGGTTGGATCTATAATCCCAACCTCTACTAAATTCTCAAGTTTTCGTGTCATTACATTTACCCCTGTGTTTCCTTTTATGTCTTCTGTATCTATGTCGTCAATCCCGGAGTTCTTTAGTATCTTCTCTACGGGTTTACCGAGTACCTTGTATAGAACTTCTGAACCTGTTGTTTTAAGCCCCACGAGGCACTCACGTGCGTTTTTAAGTGCTAACCCGCCTCCAGGTACTATTCCCTCTTCAACTGCTGCTTTCGTTGCGTTAACTGCATCTTCTACTCTTAATTTCAACTCTTCCACCTCTGCCTCGGTTGATGCGCCTACTTTTATGATCGCTACTCCCCCGGAAAGCTTTGCAATTCTCTCTTTTATCTTCTTAACGTCAAACTCGTTGTCCTTTTGTTTAATTATCTCTTCTAATTCTTTGATTCTGTCCTCTATGGCTTCCTTCTTCCCCGCTCCCCCTACGAATGTGGTTCTGTCTTGCAGGGCTACGACCTTATCTGCGTATCCTAAATCCTCAAACTTCACATTTCGAAGGTTTTTCTCTACGTCTCTTCCGATGAACTTCGCTCCTAACACGATTGCAAGGTCTTTTAATAACTCTACTCTGTAATCCCCGAATCCCGGGGCTTTAACCACGAGCGGTTCTAACGATCCGTTGGCTTTATTAATGAGGAAGCTTGTTATTGTTCTTTGGTCTGTGCTGTCACATACGACTATAAATGACTTTGACTTCTTCACCACGACCTCAATCAATGGAATTAACCCTTCGAATGTCTCTAACGGGTTGTCGGTGACTAATATATAGGCATTCTTAACCTCACACGATGCCTTTCGTTGGTTGTTTATGAAGTAAGGCGATACATACCCGCTATCTATGAATATCCCCTCTGCATACTCCATTTCGGTTTCCATTCCCTTTGATTCATCTACACTTATAACGCCCTTGTCTCCGACTAACTCTATGGCTTCGGATATCACTTTCCCGAGTTTCTCATTCTGTGCTGATACATTGGCTACTTGGAACTTCTCTTCTATGGTTGATATAGGTTTGCTTTGTTTTCTCAACTCTTCTATAACCTTCTCCATCGCTTCTTCGAGTTCGTACCTTAGCTTCATTGGGTTGATTTTCTTCTTACTTAAGTCGACTGTGTCCCCGCCGATAACCTCAAACCCCTCGTTTACTATCTCTCTTGCGAGTAATACCGCTGTTGTCGTTCCATCCCCGGCGATGTCGTTTGTTTTCTCGGATGCTTGTTTTACTATCTGTGCTCCTATGTTCTCAAAGTCATCTTTTAGTACGACCTCTTTAGCTACACTTACGCCATCGTGAATGACTATAGGGACACCCCAAGGTTTCATTATCGCTACATTCCTTCCTCTGGGCCCAAGTGTTGATGTCACCACATCAGCGAGTTTGTTTACCCCTTCTTTTATCTTGTCTCTTGCTTCTTCGTTTATTAAAATATCTTTTTTCATTTGAATTCTTCCGTCCATTGCTTGGCTATGTTAGTCCAAGTGAATTTGTTTCGCGCCCATTCCATCATTGGTTTTCTAATCTCCTCTAACTCTTTGGGTGTTTTCTTCATCAATCCGATAAGTTCCTTTTTATACTGTGCTTTTATCTCATCATCGTAGATGTCTTTATCTATGATCGGTATCTTAACCCCGTGTTGTACGGTCTCTTTTAGTGCCGCATAACTACAAACTACCGGGATTGCTCCTGCTGCTTGGCACTTCATTGCCGTTATACAGCTTATCTCGTAGAAATGTGTCGGGTAAGTCCAGAATCCTGATTTGAATGTCTCGTCTACCACCTCTTGCTGACCTACTCTTCCGTGATGAACGACGCCTTCTTGTTTCATCAGTTCGTCTACTTTGGCCTTCCAAGCCTTACGTTCCGGGTTATTCGTATGTATCGCGTCGAATAGGTTCCATCCATAGAATATATGTAGCTCTGCATCGGGTACTTCCTTTCGGATATCGGGCCACATCTTCAGTAGATTGTCGAGCCCTCTGTCGTAGGATGACGTCCATATACATCTGTGTATGTTCCTTTTAGGCTTCTTCCCCTCAAACTGCGCGATATCTATTCCGTTTCCTGTTAACATAAACTTATCATCCGTTAGCCACTCTTTATTCCAATCGTTTATGCACGTTTCCTTATGTGCTTCGGATAGTACGAATATCTTATCTATATTGGCCACCCGTTCTTTGGTGTACTCAAGCGGATTCTGTACGTCGTGGTTCCATAGGTATGTCTTTTTGGCATTCCATTTGGTGTTAAAGAACTGAACCACTCTCCACCCTATTAGGATGTTGAATTCATCCTTCTCGTTAAAGTTGAAGTATTTCCTATAGTGTACCCCGTCGTAATCCTTCTCTGTTTGGGGATCTCCGTACACGGTTACTTCCCACCCAAGTTTAGTGAGTTCTCTTCCCATATTGATAACCGCCTCTTCACTTCCTCCTATCCCTTTTGCCATATTATCCGGCGACCACTCTTCGAATCCTTTTCCACACATTATTGTTATCTCATTCTTACCCCACTTCTTTGGTTTGGCGAAGTCCTTCCTTAGCGATGCTATCACGGGCTCGTTTGCAAGGTTCTCGGGTAGGGCCTTTAGCATAAAGTCTATCTTATCCTTCTCTCCGTGCTCCTCTAAGTATCTTACTAATTGGATTATATTGAACACAGTTTGATTGTCGGTTCTTAGCTGACTTAACCCCTCAACTCTCTCTTTGATTCCGGGATCGTTGGGGAATATCTTCTGTAGCTCTGTAACCGCGGCCCACGCCTGGTCTATATTCTGTGTATTGATTCCTATATTAAATAAAACCTCAAGTATTCTTGCCTTCATATCCCTTGGGTTCATTACTAACGTTGTTTTAGGGTAGGGAACCTTCTGACTTAGCTGTACCCAATGCAACGCTTTATCCCATCTTTTAAGATAGAGATAGTTTAACGCCATATCTATGTAAAACTGTGGAAACTTCGGGGATTCTATTAACGCGTTGGCTATTGCTTTGATTGCTAAGTTAAACTTTCCAGTCTGTCTGTAGATTTCACTCAAGTATTCCCACGCCTGACCTCTCTCTTCTTCCCAACCACTCATCGTGTTGGTTTCTGAGCCCTCGAGGTATCTTTTTATCAATTCTTCTGCTTTTACAAATGACTCATCTGTTCTTAAATCAAAGTAGGCTTTCCCTAAATAGTAGACTATTCGGGGATCCTTCTGATTTCCCTGTCTCTCGAGTTCCGCTTCAAGTATCTCAATGTTCCTCTTCATTGCGTCCATCATTCTTGAATCATCCGAAAGGTGAACCACGTCGCATAGGTCTGAGTCTGTCTTGTTTGTCTCCACTTGATCTATCAAAGTTTCGTGGATGGCTCCTACCCACTTATAGGATTTGTTATTCTTTATTAGTCTCTCTCTTAGGTGCTCTATTAAAACATCTTTTACTTGTATACCTTTTTTGCCGTTTTCTTCTATTACGTCAAATTCGACCTTGTATAGGTAATTAAAAAACACAGAAGAAGCTTTAACTGATTCCGCCAGTTCTGCTACCTTCTGTAGGTTACTTGCTCCCCGGAATAAATCATCAGCATCAAGCCACATAAAGTAGTCGTACTTCTCGTCTATTTGGCTCATATTGAAGTTTCTTGCGGCGGCGAAGTCTTTAATCCATTTAAAGTAACTTATCTCAGGTTCCGGGTATCCTTTTGAAAGCGCGAACACTTTTAGCTGTGTTGCTAAGT